TATCATGGACAGCTCTGTCCTAGGTGCTTCTGATGACTTTATTAACACCACTGCTGACCTACTGCGTGTAGACTACGACACGGCTCTAAGCATTGTCGAGGGCGTAGCTAAAGGCGTTGTAAGCGGTGGAGAGCTTCAGGACATCGTAATGGGCGCTGTGGCAGGATGGGGCGTTGAGAAGACGCAGGACTTCCTACAGGGCATCTACGGCGATACAGTTAACGTACAGGATTGGTTCAAAGACGGACAGTCCAACATACCTATCGAAGCATTAGATCCATTCATCGAAGGTGCTTGGAATGCTGCCCTATCTGGCGAAGGTGACATGGGTGACCTCGCTAGGATGCTATGGGACTACCACAGAGAAGGCGGAGACTTAGACTTCCTGCTACCTCCGGGTGTTGACGTAGGCGGTGACGTACTCAACTGGATTGACCAGCAGCTACCAGATGTAACCATCAACTGGGACGCGCCTGAGTTTGACGTTACTTGGGCTGAAGGCTTAGGCCCTGAAGACGGCTTTGAGGAAGACGAGAGAGATAAGGTCACTATAGACATCGGCACTCCTGATATCGACATAGACCTGCCACCGATCAATCTGCCTGACGTGAGCGTAGAGAAAGGTAATGAGTGGGCCGTAGAGACTGACGAGGACGGTAACACTGTCGTCACATGGGCTCCTGTCGAGCCGCCTGATTGGGTTTCTGATATACCCGGCGTTAATATAGACAAGGGTAACGAGTGGGGCGCTACTACTGATGAAGACGGTAACATCAACATCACGTGGGCACCTATCGATATCCCTGATGTTGATCTAGACGGTGAGGTACCAGAGCTACCAGATGTAGTTGAGTGTATGGAAGGCTGGCAGTGGGATGACCTACTGGGTCAGTGTGTTAAGATCCCTGACGTACCAGAAGTCCCTGACGTAGTTGAATGTATGGAAGGCTGGCAGTGGGATGACCTAACTAAAAAATGTGTTAAGCTACCTGAGTTTGGCAGCGATGATGAGACTAGCGATGAAATTGAAGGCGAAGGGCTAGACGGAGAAATACCAGAAATACCGGACGTACCTAGCGTAGCAAGTGAACCTACACAGGCATCCCAGCAGAGTGCTCAAGGGCTATTCGACTATATAAACATTAGCCCGCAGGAAGCAGCTAAGCTAACGCCATTTGTAGACTACGTACAACAAGCAAGAGGAATGCTATCGTGACCTATTTAGAAATCTGTAACAAGGTGCTTCGGTTAATGAGAGAAGACACGGTTGCTTCTCTTCAGACATCAGATGACGTTGTTGTAGACTTAGTAAAAGACTTTGTTAACGACGCTAAGCGTATGGTTGAAGGGGCGCATAATTGGAACGGATTGGTCTATGAATGGACTACCCCTACGGTGGTAGGCGACCCCTACGTAGGCTTGACGGGAGCTGGAAAATCTGCTAATATAAGTTATATCTACCGAGATGACGGAGTAGCACTTAAGGAGTTACCGCGTCACAAAATGTCCGCCCTAAGATCTCAAGTTACTCCGAATGATACCCCTTCTTATTATTCTATCAATGGGTTAGATAGTAACGGAGACGTTAGAGTACTACTGCACCCTACGCCAAGTGCTGTATCTAACTTAACAGTAAGCGGTTACCTAAAGCAGGATGATCTGTCGTTAGATTCAGACAAGCTAAATGTACCAGAACAACCTGTGGTCTATTATGCCTTAGCCTTTGCGTTAAGGGAGCGGGGTGAGGTTGGGGGTCAGACTGCTGCCGAAGTCTTTGGTATGGCTAAAGAATACTTAGGTAACGCTATCGCTAATGATGCAGCGTTAAACCAATATGACTATGACTGGTATGCAAACTAATGGCTCAGCAACAGCAGAACATTACAATATCAGCGCCGGGCTTCTACGGTATTAACACCGAAGACTCCCCGTTAACTCCAGAGGTTGGCTACTGTACATTAGGTACTAACTGCGTGGTCGATCAACTAGGGCGTATTGGGGCACGTAAGGCTTGGGCTGAAGACACTACAGCTATTAACGTGGTGTTTACTCCTGCTCCCGGAGCTGTCTCTGAAAGCTACGTAACACACACAATAGGCACAGCAGTTGTTGGAGGGACGCGCGAGATTCTTACTATCGTTAGCGTAACTCAAGTAGACGGCTCTAACGCAGAGCTTCAAAGTGATTACTTCTTATGTAGGTCAGTAGCTAGAAGCGGTACTTTTGAGTTAGACGAAATCTCTTTGCCTACGCTTACTACCCCTGAAAATCTTAAGAATGCACAGATATTAGCCTTTAATGAAAAGGTGTACATCTTAAGTAAAGGTAATGACATTGTAGTGTATGACGGTACGTCAGCTACAGCTTTGTCTCAGGCCGCTGGCTTCTTGTCTCCGCAGGACGACACAGGAACTATTGCGGCTACTATTAATGGTGACGTAGGTTGTTCTGCTTACGGACGCTTGTGGGTTTCAGGAGTCAATAACGACTACCAAACAATTTACTACAGCGATTTGCTTTTACCTACTCAATGGTATGACGGTAAAGCAGTTCCTACAGACGCACAAAACACTTCGGGTATTATTGACGTAGCACAGTATTGGCCTAATGGCATTGATCGTATTGTTGGTATAGAAGCTCACAACGGCTTCCTGTTTATCTTTGGTCGTCAGTCTATTCTTGTGTACACAGGCGCTTCAGCAGACCCTGCTGACGCTGGTGGGCTTGAGTTACAGGACGCTATCCCTAACATAGGGCTGGTATCTAGAGACGCTACAGCTAACATAGGTTCAGACCTATTGTTTGTAGATGACTCCGGTATAAGATCAGCAGGGCGTACGATTCAAGAAAAGTCAGTGCCTATGGGTGATCTGACGTTAAACGTCCGACGTGATGTTACACAGGTTATTGCTAAGACTGCTGATAAATCTGAAATCTCCTTAGACTACTGGGCATCAGAGGGTATTGTAGTATTACTGTTCCCGTCTGGTAGACAAGCCTACGTTATGGAGACTAGTATGCCTTCACCTTCGGGTGGTCTTAAGGTTACTCGATGGACAGACTGTCGCTTTAACCGTTCGGTTTACTTGGAGTCGGAAGGGGAGGCATTGATTTTCCTAGCGGCTAACCAAGACAATAAGGGTATGCTGCGGTATGACGGTTACATGCAGTATGACAACCAACCGTACGAAATGCACTACCAGAGCATGTTCTTAAACTTTGGACAGCCTGCTAACTTTAAGTTCTTGAAGCAGATAGACTTTACGCTGGCGGCTACAGAGGCTCCTTCAACAGCATACGCTGGATGGGGCTATGATGTGAATTCTACAGATCGCGTTAAACTATTTATTGTAGACGCATCGCCTGCTGCTTTATACGATGAGGGCAAGTTTAGCTCTGCTAAGTTTGGAGCGCAGCAATCTACCGTTAGGCGGTATAAAATTAACACTAAAGGAAGCGGAGAGAACGTAGTTATTGGTCTTCGTGTAGATATTGCGGGCAACAGCTGCTCGCTTCAAGAAATTAATGTACAGACACTGCTTGGGAGAATCAACTAATGGCCGGATTATTTAGTTTGTTGGGAGGTCTAGGTAGTATTGCCGGTGGCTTAGACATTGCGGACGACATACGAAAAACAGGTAGCGCAGCCGCAGCCCAGATGGGTGACCTTGCTGGACAGATGCAGCAGGATACAGCGTTTAAAGGTTATGGTGTCACTACTGGTTTAGGCACATCTACTGTGGGAGCTGGCGGCTCTACTGACTTCGGTGTGGGTCCTGATCAGGGCATGATGGATGCCTCTGGTGGTTACATGTCTGCCTCACAGCAGGCTATGCAAAACGCAATGATGGATCGTGGGGCGAGAGAGCAACAGATTTACGACAGTGCTATGGCTATGCAGAACCCCATGCTAGACGCTCAGCAAGCCGCTCAGCAGGCCCGTGAGTACGCTCAAGGTCGAGGCGGTATCAGGGGTTCACAGTTTGGTGGAACGGCTGAGGATGCTGCTATGGCTCGCGCACGGGCACAAGCGTCTAACGCTGCTGCCTTCCAAGCGATGGGTCAAGGTCAGGCGGAGATGCTGAACCAAGCTCAGATGGCTAATCAGTTCGGTGCTACGGGGCAGAACGCATACAACACTAGCTTCTTGCCTATGCAGCAGCAGATGAACATGATGCAGGTAGCCCAGAACAACGCTAACTTA